CTACATGCTGAAGAACGCCAACCTGCACTACGGTACTCCGGGTACAGTTGTTGACGCTTGGACTGATGTTGCCGGTGCTGCCGCTCTGATGGACTCCATCGGTGTTCCAATGGAAGGCGAGAAATACTACGTCATGAACCCTTACACTACCACCAATCTGTCAAGCGCCCAGAACGGTCTGAACGCTGCTGATAGTCTGGTTCGTACTGCATGGGAAAAGGCGCAGATTTCCAGCAACTTTGGCGGTCTGATGGCTATCACTTCCAATGCTCTGAAAACCTACACTTCAGGCACTACTTCTGATCGTGCTGGTACTCTGTCTGCCGCCCCGACTGCAACCTATGTGGCCCACAAGGACACCATGATCCAGTCTCTGGCTGTAGCCGGTTTCAGTGCTAGTGCAACCATCAAAGCTGGCGAGATCGTTCAGGTAACTGGCCGCAACCGTCTGAGCCTGTCTACTCGCGAGCCTATCCTTGACGCATCCGGCAACGAAATCCTGTGGTCAGGTATCGTTACTGAAGATGTGACTCTGAATGGTTCTGGTGCAGGCACCCTGCTTGTTGCTGGTCCTGCCATCAACGAAGCCAACGGTCAGTACAACACTGTTGACACTGCTCTGGACAGCGGTGATGTTATCACTGTACTGGGCTCTGCCAGCACTGTTTACCAGCCCAACATGTTCTACCACAAACAGGCTTTCGGTCTGGGAACTGTCAAGCTGCCTAAACTGTACAGCACCGACACCATTGCTACTACTCAGGATGGTATGTCCATCCGTGTGAGCAAGTACGCCGATGGTGATGCCAACACCCAGAAGATTCGTTTTGACATGTTGCCTGCTTACGCAACATTCAATCCGTTCTTCGCCGGTCAAGGCTTTGGTGTATAACCAATAGGGAACAGGGGGCTTCGGCCCCCTTAACCTTATGGCGACTTCCAGAAAGCCCGCGAAGGGCAAAGCAAAAGTAAAGATCACTGCATCCGGCAAGAAGGTCAGCTATGGCCAGTCCGGTAAGGCGAAGGGTGGTGGACCCCGTGTTCGTCCCGGAACCAGCAAGGGTGATTCATATTGCGCAAGGTCTGCGGGTCAAATGAAAGATCACCCCAAGGCCGCAAAAGACCCAAACTCCCCATTGAGGCTCAGCCGGAAACGGTGGAAGTGCAAAGGGAGTAAATCTGTTAAAGGGGCGAAATACGAATAATGGCTACTGTTGCGCAGGTTGCAAAAGCATCACTTCAAAGGATACTGGTACAGGGCTCAGAGGCTCCCTTGGAGGCTGACGAGTATCAGGACTTCATCTTTGCTATGAATAACTACATGCTCCAGCTTGACGCTCAGGGCATATCACTTGGATACACAGAAGTATCCGATCTATCAGATTCAGTCACCATCCCGACAGGCGCACTGCGGGGGCTGATTGCGAATATGGCAATCGAGGTGGCACCAGATTATAACGGTACTGTAACCGCAGCACTGGCTCAGGCGGCCCGTGATGGCTTACAGACCATGCGGGTACTCGGTCAAAGGATCGGGGCCACTGCGTTCCCTGCCACACTCCCTGTCGGCTCAGGCAACGAGGGGAACGGTCAGGCATTCAATACTCATTTTTACCCGGACTCAGAAGCGAGCATTCTTGCCGAGACTACTGGGGCGATTGGCTTGGAGCAAAACACCAATGGTTGATAGAGCGAACGGCAAAAAGAAAAGTGATTTTGTAGCCAAGGCATCGGTTGATGCTGGTTCGTTTCTTGATTACTTTGTCAATGGCACGAACTACAAGATTTCATACGATAACTTTGTGGCCAACTTAGGTGTTACCGGGTCTATTGTTCAAGATGGCGCTGTCACTGGTACGGCAATACTTGATGTTGATGGGACTGTAAATAAAATCCGCAACATTGAGAACGGATCAGGGATTACATCAACTGTCTCTGCTGAGAACGGTGTTGAGATCAGCCATAACTTCAGCGTTGATACAACTGGATCCCCTGTACTGCTGAGTGCTAGTGCGGCCAGCCCGGTCATTGCTAGTATTGTTGCCGGTGACGGTATTACTGTGACAGCAACAGACAACTACATCACGATCGCGTCTAGGGAAACCGGTGAGTACGCAACCGTCACGATGAGCGGCAACTCAACTGCCACAGTCATATCCAGCACGGCTACCCCGGTCAAGGCGGCTGGGACGTTTGTTGTTGGCGATGAAAGCGGTTATTCAGGTGACACCACCGGGAAGATTATCCACACCGGAGACACCGGCAGGCACGTCATAAATGGTCTGGTGACGGTTGATGTTGCTAGTGGGTCAAACCACCTGATTAGTGTTTACATCGCTGTGAATGGCTCTGTGGTGGCCACAACCAAGCAATCCACAACAGTCTCTGCTGGATTACCACGGCAGATTGTGACATTCCTGAATTACGAGCTTTCTGCTTCTGATTACTTTGAACTGTATGTCAGAAACGAATCTACAACCGACAACATCATAGTTAAAGATGCCATCCTTGGGGCGCTTTGATGCCGATTATCCAGCTACCAATAGCCAACGGATCATATATCAGTGACTCCCTGCCGATCTCTGCGCAGGAATGTGTCAACTGGTATCCGAACATCGTCCAGACTCAGGCGTTGAGTCAGGAGACATTGTTTGGCACTCCGGGCTTGAATCAGGTTGCCATATCAAGCGAGCTTGAGACAAACCGTGGCGGCCATGAGATGGCTGGTGTTCCGTATTTTGTGAACGGAAACAAGCTGTACAAGATGGTCGAAACTATCACTGATGATGTTGCAACATATACATTGACGGCGCTTGGAACAGTGGCTGGTACTGGCCGGGTTTCGATGGCGGACAATGGCACCCAGTTAATGGTGCTGGTCCCCGGCGGGAATGGCTATATCTACAATCACTCCACAGACACATTTGCACTGATTACCGATTCCGATTTCACTGCATACGGCCATCCCCAGTCTGTGGTCTTCATTGACGGGTATTTCTGCTGCACCACCGACTCCAAGAAGTTTATTGTGTCTGCTTTGAATGATGGGCTTTCGTATTCTGCTCTGGACTTCGGTTCCGCTGAGTCTGATCCTGATGACATTGTTG